ACGATACTGATAGTTCAGGTCAGGTTTCTTTAACTATAGGTTCTTCATTCACTTTGAATTTAGCACCTGAAGGAACAGGAAGTGGTGCATACAAATTGTCAGGTAGTGCTATCGTAACTGATATTACTAGAACTGCGGCTCATGATGGACTTGTTGAAATGTCTATTGCATTTCAAGGAACAGGTGCATTGACGATTGGTACTTACTAATTATGACTAAAGCGATAGATAATGTCGTTGCTCACTTTGATGCTCAAGAAATAAAAAAGATTGAAGTCAAAGAATGGGGAACAGAAGATCAACCTTTAGAAATTTTTACAAAACCATTGACATTACAAGAAAGCAAGAAGCTTTACAAAATGGCGAATGGTGGAGACCTTGAGGTTATGGTTTACGCTATCATTACCAAAAGTCTTGATGCAGATGGCAACAAACTTTTCACATTAGCTGATAAGGAAACTCTTATGACAAAAGCTGATGTGGAAGTTTTGTCTAATGTTGCATCTGAAATTTTAGGTAGTGTTACATCTGAAGAAGCACAGGAAAAGTAAAAGCCGATTCTGATCTATTTGCTATGTTTGCTCTTGCAGACAGGCTCGGCATGACAGTTGAACAATTGCAAAAGAGCATGACAGTAGATGAGTTTATTTATTGGTTGGCATATTTAGAAGAAATGAATAGTAAAATGGAAAACAATGGGTAACTTAGGTAAATTAAATATTGTCATTTCTGCGGTTAACAAAACCAAAGGTGTATTCAATTCTGTAAAAAAAGGACTTAATGATGTTAAAAATTCTGTAGGCAGAGCATTAAAAGCCTTTGGTATGCTTACCGCTGGTATTGGTGCTTTGGCTGGTGGTTTTGCAGTATTATTTAAAAAATCTTTTGATTATCTTGATGTTATTGGCAAGATTGCAACTCGGACAGGTGCAACTACTGACGTTATTCAAGCATTTCAATTATCTGCTATTCAATCAGGTGCTTCGATTGAAACTGCAAACAAAGCGATCCAAAAATTTGCCAAGATGGTTGGTGAAGCACGAAAAGGCTTAAAAACTTATACAGATATTTTTGACAGATATAATGTTGCTTTGCTTGATGCTGGTGGCAACGAAAGAGATTTTAATGAAGTTCTAAAAGACACCATGACAGGCTTAATGCAAAGTCAAAATGTGTTTTTGAGAAATGCAGATTTAGCTTTGCTATTTGGTAGGGCTGGTCAAGAGCTTACCAATACTTTAATGATGGGTGGTAAAGCATTTGATGAATATATAGAAAAAAACAAATCGCTTGGCTTAATTATAAAAACACAAGCTATAACAAGTGCAGAATCTTTTAACGATAGACTATCAAGGCTTGGATTTAGATTTAGAGTTATTAGAGATACCATAACAACTTCTTTTCTACCTGTTGTTGAAGATTTAGCCAAAGGTTTTGAAGAATTTTTTGATGATAAAAATTTACAAACTTTTACAAGACAGTTTGTAGTTGATTTTCTTACAGCGTTAGCAAAAGTTGCTGTTGGTGTAGATCAATTTGCAAAAGGCTTTACAAGTTTCTTTGGTGGTCTTGGAAATATTATTAAAGGAGTTCAGGTACAATTTTTAAAGCTAAGTGCTATCGGACATGAACTTGCACATTCTTTATCTTTTGGTTTAGTAGGCTCAACAGAAAGAGCAAAAGAACTTACAGCAGAAGCAGATAGACTTTTTGAATCTTTAGCACAACCACCTGAAACCAATACTTTTCTAACAGATACTGTTAAAACTATAAACAACATTAGAGATTTATTTCAACAAGGTCTTGATGAAGATATAAAAAATTCTTTTGTCGGACCAATACAACAAGTTTCAGAATTTGAAAAAAGATTACAAGAATTTTCTCAAAATGCACAAGCACCATTACAAACATTTAAAGATGGTATAGGCACAACAGGAAAATTGATTGGCGATACTATGGTTGCTTCAATGAAAAAATTCGAAGATACTTTGGTAGATGGCTTAATGAAAGGCAAACTATCTTTTAAAGATTTCTCAAACTTTGTAATTAAAGAACTATTAAGAATTGCAGTTAGAAAATTAATTATAGATAAAATTACAGGTGGCTTTACTTCTTTTCTTGGTAATCTTGGCTTTGCAGAAAGAGGTGGTACTGTTACCGCAAATAAACCTTACATCGTTGGTGAAGCTGGTGCAGAATTATTTGTGCCAAATAAAACAGGCACAATCGTACCAAACAATAGATTAGGTGGTGGCATGGCATCAGGTGGTATGCCTGTAAATATCACTTACAATATACAAGCCTTTGATTCAAAAGATACTTTAGCCGCAATCACAGAAAACGCACCTACTATATCTGCCATAATAGAAACTGAATTCAATCGTAGAGGTAGAAGAGGTTTTGTAACATGAGCGGCAGTTTCCCAACATCACCAGCGGCAAGTAGCGTAAATATTAAATCTATAGAGCCTACTTTAGTTTCTGTTACACAAAATTTAAAAAGACAAGTAAGAAGAAGAGGTGGACAAAGATGGTCATTAGAAGTGGAGTTTCCGCCAATGACAAGATCAGAGTTTGCCCCTATCTATGCTTTTGCTATGAAACAGCAAGGTCAGTTTGAAACCTTTACTTATGTACCGCCTGTTATAAGCACCTCACAAGGCGATACAACGGAAAATCCTGTAGTTGATGGTGCATTGTCAGTTGGTGCAAATTCAGCAGTTATAGACGGCTTAACGGCTTCAGAATCAGGCATTATAAAAGCTGGTGATTTTTTTAAGTTTAGCGGTCATTCAAAAGTATATATGGCTACTGCTGACATGGATGCAGATGGTACAAGTCATGCTACCTTAAATTTTGCACCTAATCTTTTAAATGCAGTTGCTAATGATGAAACAATAACTTTTGCATCAGTACCTTTTACTGTTTCTTTTACAGAAGATATAACTCAATTCAATACTGATACAAGTGCTTTATATGGTTTTAGTATGTCATTGGTAGAAATATTTTAATGAGATGGATAGAGGAAGCACAGGTGCATTTCAAACAGAGATTGTTAAATCTGCAAACAAACCTTTTCATCTAGTTAAATTATCTTTTGATGATGTCAGTTATTTTTTATCTGATGCTTATATTCCTGTAACTTACGATTCAAATACTTATACACCAACAGGAAGCTTTTTAGCTTTTTCTGATATTGTTGAAACCAATGAAGCCAATATTGAAACTATAAGTATTTCTTTATCAGGTGTTGATACAACTTATATCAATTTATTTTTAGAAGGTGGTTACCTAGATAGAACAGTACAAATTTACAAAGCATTTTTAGATAGTAATGATGCTTTGGTTTCTGATCCTTTATTGATATTTGATGGCAGATTAAATAATCCTGTTATTAAAGAAGATGTAGAAGCTGGAACTAGCACAATAGCAGTACAAGCAAGTTCATTATTTGTGGACTTTGATAGAATCAATACAAGATTTACAAATAATGAATCTCAACAAAGTTTCTTTGCTGGTGATACAGGCTTTAGATTTAGTTCAGTCGTAGTCAAAGAATTGAATTGGGGAATGACTACAGGTGCGACTGCATCAGGTGGTGGCAGTTCTAGTGTATCAACACAAGGTTCTTCAACATCACCAGTCAATAATACTTCACCAGCGCAAAAAAGTATTTTTAGAGAAATAAAGCCAACCAATCCTTCTTTTAGTTTGCAATCAGGTTCGGTAGTAATTCATATCAATTATGCAAACAGAAGCACAGCAAATTTTTCTGTAGGACAACAAGTAAAAATAAATGGCTTTGAATCCAAAACATTTGATGATGGTGAATTTATTTTAAGTTCTGCAATCAATCATTCTGAAGGTGCTGGAACTCATGCAATCACTTCAATAGATTCAGATGGTTTTGGTTTTACCATTGCAGTTCCTAATACAGTAACATCTGTTAAATCAGGTAAGTTTGGTGGAAGTGAAATAACAGTTGATGATGAATTGGTTGTGCCT